GTTAATGCAAGAATACGCAATGCCACCACTAGACTTTGTTGGATAATGCCTTTATCACCCTTCTTTCTAAATGGATCTCCAAGTGAACAAAGACTAGTTCAAGACTTGGTGAACGAACACTTAAAGTTGTTCGGACAGGATGTTTTGTATCTGCCTAGAAAAATCATCAATCAGAATACAGTTATTAGAGAGATTACTGCTTCTAAGTTTGATGATAGTTTTAGATTGGAGGCATATCTAGTAAACACTGATGGTTTTGGAACTCCATCTGATGTACTGACTAAGTTTGGTGTTAGGGAACAGGATGAGGTTACTCTAGTTGTATCTAAAGAAAGATACGATGACTTTATAACTCCATTCATAAACCAGTTCCCAGAAGGAGAGAGGGCAAGTGCCGTGTCACCACAAGAGGGTGATCTGATTTATCTACCTCTAGATAACGCTTTGTTTGAAATCAAATATATTGAGAGAAAAGTACCATTCTACCAAGTAAATGAACTCTTCATGTATGAGTTCAGATGTGAAATCTTTGAGCCTGAGGATGAGGTTGTTGATCTACCAGACGGATTGACAGATAAGAATGGAGAAGATGTTGATGATGGCATCATTACTCGTGGTAATATCATCACTCTACAGTTAGAGAAAGATGATAACCAGAATGCTATGGCATATGTGTCACTTGCATCTACAGTTCCAGGCGTAAAATCTGTTCAACGTGTGCAATTATTCAATGATGGTAACTACTTAGGAACTCCAACAGTACAAATATTCAAACCGAAAGGGGGAAATCAAGCTACTGGTACAGTCACTATTGCTGAAGGTGGTATAGATTCTGTATCACTAACTTCTGGTGGGTCTAATTATCTTACCGTTCCGACTGTGACATTTACACCACCAAATAAAACTACATCATCTCAGATCAAGTTTGGAAATAACTCTCTACATCATACTGCTGTCACAGATGTAATTGGCGCTAACTTTGATTTTACCAGTAATGTGGATTCCAGAGACAGTGGTAATGGTAGAGTGTCATTAAGTTTCTGGTTATATCCAACTAAATTTGATCCAGCAGTTAATGGTGGAACAGTCATGTGGACTGATAGATTTAAGATATACTATAGAGAGACAGGTAATATTATTTTCGCTTCTGGTTCTGGATCAATTGAGAACACAACACAACTCAATCTAAATGCTTGGAACTTCATCAGAGTAGAACAATATAATACTGATGCAACCATATCTGTAAATGGAACCGTAAGTAATAGTTTGAATACTGCTAACCCAATTATGTTCTTTGCAGGCGATCAACTTAAGTTAGGAGCAGACACTGCTGGTGCTGGTTTCATTCCTAGTCAGACTGCATCATGGGAAGGATATATGGATCATATCACTATCAACTTGACTGGTGATAATTCTACAAGAACTGCCAGTGCAGAACAAGTTCCAACATCAGAAACCCAACAAGAGACTGATGTGCAGATGAATAGCAACTCTTCATTTATTAATAAGTTGGATAATGAATTACCTCAAGTTGTGGCAACCACTGACATAAATGGAGTTGTATCTGGATTGACTATTAACTATGAAGGGTGGGGATACACTTCAGTTCCAATCATGACAATAGAATCACCAGCAACAGGAACTCAAGCTACTGCTGTTGCAATCATGACAAGTAGATCTGGTGTTCCAAATCAATCTATTGATAGAATACTTATTACTAACCCTGGCTTTGGATACACTGAGCCACCAATAGTAACACTAAATGGTGGTAATCCCATATCTGGTGCTGCTGCAACTGCTATTATATCTGAGGCAGTCCTAGGTCCTATAGGAATTACTACAGGGGGTAAAGGTTATACATTCACACCTACAGTTGGAATTACATCTGTATACATACAACAGTCTAATGAAACACTACCTCTACTAATGAACGCACAAGCAGAGGCGGTCATGGTAGGAGGCACTATTTCACAAATTAGATACAGTAATGCTGGTGCTGGTTATACATCGACAACTGCATATGTTGCTATTGGTTCTGTAACATCCGATTCTTTTGGTGAGTTTGATGTTGATGAATTAGTAACTCAAGTATCTACAGGCACAAGTGCATATGTTTCTAGTTGGAATACCGCAGATAACATTCTTAAAGTCGTTGCTTCAAGTGGTGACTTTACAGTAGGGGAGACAATCGTTGGTGCTGGTGCAAGTTACAGGATTCTAGCGGTAGGAGATGATCTAACCACAGCCATACCTTTTGCACAAAATGAAGTTTTAGAGACTGAAGCAGACGAGATTCTAGACTTTACAGAAAGAAATCCATTTGGGGAATTCTAAATACTATTATAAAGTGGTAATATTATGTTAACAAATCATTTCTATCATGAGATCATTCGTAAGACAATCGTGTCTTTCGGAACCTTGTTTAATAACATTGAGGTACAGCATACTGACAAGAGTGGCAAGACAGTAAGTGTTGTCAAAGTTCCAGTATCTTACGGACCTCAACAGAAATTTTTAGCAAGAGTATCTCAAGGTAGAGAATATCAGGATGAAAGAAATATAGGAACCACACTCACTTTACCTAGAATGTCTTTTGAAGTCATGGGCATGAACTATGACTCAACTAGGAAAGTCTCTACCATGCAGACATTTAAGTCTACTAATAAGAAAACAAATAAAATGATCAAGGCATTTATGCCTGTGCCTTATAATATTAATATGCAACTAAGTATCCTTTCTAAACTCAATGAGGATGCAATACAGATTTTAGAACAGATACTTCCCTACTTCCAACCAGCATTTAATTTGACAGTGGATCTGGTAGATGTAATTGGAGAAAAAAGAGATATGCCAATCACTTTGGAAGGTATACAGATGGAAGATAATTATGAAGATGATTACCTTACAAGGAGAGCTTTAATATACACACTGAACTTTGTATGTAAGACATATCTGTTCGGTCCTATTAATAATAGTACTGACGGACTTATCAAAAAAGTTCAAACAGATTACTATACAGAAACACAAAACCTCAATATCGCATCCAGACAACAGAGATATACTGCTGTTCCTGTTGCGGTTAAGGACTATACTAAAGATGATACTGCTAGAACTAATGAAATAGTAAAAGTAGGCATCACAGAGTTTTCTGTAAATAGTGCAACCCCATTTAATAAAGGTGACTACATACAAATAGATGATGAGAAAATGTTAATTAGATCTATCTCTGGTAACAGGCTAACAGTTAGAAGAGGTGAATTTAAGAGTGAGGTTGTTGCACACGACACTAATATTCCTATCAGTGTTATCAATGCACAGGATGATTCTCAGGTGATTGATAAGGTATTAGAAGTCAGTGATGACTTTGGATTTGGTGAAACTATCACAGATTATGTTGATGGTAATGTATTCAGTACAAGTCAAAATAGGGATGTTGAGACATGATTGAAGACGAAAACTTTGACTCTATAGATGACGCTCTAGATATCGTTGATAGAGGAGCGGAGATCATGAAGAAAGAGCCTTCTGCTAAACCAACTAGGACTAATCCTAAGAGTTTAGATAAAAATACAAAAGGTGATATAGAGAATGATTACAAATACAGTAGAGCTCAGTTATACTCATTAGTTGAGAAAGGACAGGAAGCAGTTGATGGTGCATTAGACGTTGCACAACAATCAGATTCTGCAAGAGCATATGAGGTTGCTGGACAACTTATCAAACACGTTGCAGACACAGCAGACAAACTCATAGATCTACAAAAGAAAATGAAAGACATTGATGAAGTAAAAGAAAACAATACCACCAATGTTACCAACAATTCTTTATTCGTTGGAAGCACTTCTGATCTACAGAAAATGTTAAAACAAACTCTCAAGGATAACAAAAAATGAAAAGTTTTAAATCAATCCAAGAAGAAGGTAACTGGCAGAGACTGAATAAGTATGGTGCTACATATAGTATCACATTTATATTCAGAGGTCAGACCAAAATGATTCAGATGTTCTTCCCTCAGAGAGCAAGACCTTTGAAAAAGAATGTTCAATATGAATTAGAAAAGATTTACCCAGGCGGAAAGGTAATATACTTTGATGCTAGTGATAAAGATCCTACAAAACCACTATTAGTAATTGACTCCTAATAAATTATGCCTAGTCATGAACAATACCTTGGAAATCCTAATCTAAAAAAAGCAAACGTTGCTCAGAACTTTACGAAAAAACAAGTATCTGAGTTTTTAAAGTGTGCTCAAGACCCTGTATATTTTGCACAGAAGTATGTGAAGATCATTAACTTGGATGAAGGTTTAGTGCCATTCAAGATGTATGACTTCCAAGAGAAGTTAGTTAATAATTTCCATAATAATAGATTTAATATATGTAAGATGCCTCGACAGTCAGGTAAGTCAACGACTGTGGTATCATATCTTTTACACTACGCCATCTTCAACGATAGTGTCACAATAGGTATCCTTGCAAACAAAGCTCAAACTGCAAGAGATCTACTTGGTAGATTACAAATTGCATATGAGAACTTACCCAAATGGATGCAACAGGGTATCATTGC